AAGATTATATTGGTGCTTTTGTTGGTCATTTCCCTACAAATCTATGTCACCCAGACGAAGACCGATATCTAACTGTACGAGAAGCAATGTCAATTATGAAGCTTCCAAACGATTTTAATCTGATTAATCCTAAAGCTAATCTTAATCATATATGTCAGAATGTTCCTGTTACAACTGCAGAGCATCCAGCACGCATGATTAAGAAGTGGCTTGAAGGTAATGGAGTAGAATCAGTTGAAACAAAGTTCTTAGTAGAAGATAATAAGAAACGAACTTATGACTACGAAAAAAACTGTGTACAATTAGATAGTTTTATGTTATAATATACATTAACCCACAACGAAAAAGAAAGAGAATCAAAATGCCAAAGGTAGTATTACAACCGAAAAACAAAAGTAAAAAGCCGATGCCATTTGATGTAGCTCTACGTAAATTCGGTAAACTAGTTGAAGAAGCAGGTATTCTACAAAAGGCTAGAGAAAAAGAGTTTTACGAAAAGCCTACAGCAAAGCGCAAACGTAAACGTAAAGAAGCTTTAAAGCGTCAAAGCAGATTAAATGCTGAAAACAATATTTATTCAAAGAAAAATAGGAAGTACTAATATGAGTATAATGGATAGATTAAAGAAGAACTCCAAAATCAAGGAAACGCAAGTACTTGATAAGAGTATATTCTTTTCTAAGAAAGAGCAAGCACCGACTGATGTACCAATGGTCAATGTTGCTTTGTCAGGCGATCCAGATGGTGGTCTATCATCAGGTCTTACTGTACTTGCTGGTCCATCAAAGCACTTTAAAACATCATTTGCTTTATTGATGGCTGCAGCGTATCTAAAGAAACATGAGGATGCAGTATTGTTATTCTATGATTCCGAGTTTGGTTCACCTCAATCTTACTTTGAAACATTTGGTATCGATACAAGTCGTGTACTGCATACTCCAATTGTTGATGTTGAACAACTTAAGTTTGATCTTGTTGGTCAGTTAGATAATATCGAGCGTAAAGATAATGTTATTGTCGTAATCGATTCTATCGGTAACCTTGCTTCTAAGAAAGAATTGGAAGATGCCTTAAATGAGAAATCAGTTGCTGATATGTCTCGTGCTAAAGCTCTTAAAGGTTTATTCCGTATGGTAACACCATATCTTACAATGCGTAACATTCCATTGCTAGCTATTAACCATACGTATCAAGAGATTGGTCTATTCCCTAAAGCAGTTGTTTCAGGCGGTACAGGTATCTATTACTCAGCCGATAACATCTGGATCTTAGGTCGTCGCCAAAATAAAACTGGTACTGAAGTGACTGGTTATGACTTTGTAATTAACGTGGAGAAATCAAGGTTTGTTAAAGAAAAATCTAAAGTGCCTATTCAAGTTTCTTGGGACGGTGGTATTGAGAGTTATTCAGGCTTGCTTGATGTTGCTCTTGACGGTGGCTATGTTGCTAAACCTAGTAATGGCTGGTATTGTCGGGTTGATCGTGGTACCGGCGAGTTGGTGCAGCCAAAAGTTAGAGAAAAGGAAACTTTGAAACAAGAGTTCTGGGAACCAATTTTTAAAGATACTGACTTTAAAAATTACTTAGTTGAAAAGTATCAAATTGGCGCTAAGCAAGCAAACGAAAAAAATAGTGTACAAGAGGACGAAAATGAGTTATAATAATGATATAACAAAAAATGATTATAAAATCGTTGAAAGTAATATGTCTGATTTTTACGGTATCAAACTTACAACTGGTACTTGGGCAGATGTAATTGTCGTATACGGTAAAGTTTCTATTAAAGAAAGTAAGGAAACTGGATATGCTACATTGGGCTTTACATATCAAGTGCAAGATTCAGGTGATTTTCAAAAGGATCAGTTAGAAGAAAGTGCAGATTTTAAGAATCATTTAGGTGATATTTTAAAACATATAATTATGACTAAAGAGGCTAACAGTACAATTGAAGAATGAAATCCCAACACATATACTCAATCACCTTCTCAACAATGAAGATTTTTGCAGAAGAGTAGTACCTTACCTGAAGAAAGAATATTTTGATGGTCAACACAAGATTGTATTTGATTTAATTACAGACTTTGTTCGTGATCATAATAAGCTTCCTACGAGTAGAGTGTTGGAGATTGAAATCGAAAAGGTTTCAGCTCCAGATGAAACACTTACTCAGGCATATGACTTAATTCAAGAAATCTCAGTCAAGTCTGATATCGATACAGAATACCTCATAACTGAATCAGAGAAATGGTGTCGTGATAAAGCAATCTATGGCGCTATCATGAACTCTATTCAAATCATTGATGGAAAAAACCAAGAGGTGACAGAAGGTGCAATACCTGAAATACTACAGGAAGCTCTTGGTGTTTCCTTTGATCAGGCAATTGGTCATGACTATATCAATGATGCTGATTCACGTTATGAGTTTTATAATAACGAAGAAGAGAAGATTCCATTCGATCTTGATATATTCAATAAGATGACGAAAGGTGGTTTACCAAACAAAACACTCAATATCGCTTTGGCTGGTACTGGTGTTGGTAAATCATTGTTTATGTGTCATATGAGTTCATCAGCCTTAAGTGAAGGTAAGAACGTATTGTATATTACAATGGAAATGGCAGAGGAACGTATTGCAGAACGTATCGATGCTAATCTAATGGATCTACCTATTCAACAGTTAACCGAGTTACCTAAGAATGTCTTTGATGAAAAGATTAAAAAGATTGCTAAGGGTTCTATTGGTAAACTAATCGTTAAACAATATCCTACAGGCGCTGCACACGTTGGTCACTTTAGAGCTCTACTTAATGAGTTAAAGCTTAAAAAGAACTTTACGCCTGATATGATATTCATTGATTATCTAAACATTTGTTCATCTTCAAGAGTTAAGAATACTTCAGCAAATAGCTATACGATTATCAAATCGATTGCCGAAGAGTTACGCGGTCTTGCAGTAGAGTTTGATGTACCTATTATGAGTGCTACTCAAACGACACGATCAGGCTTTGGTAATACTGATGTTGGTCTTGAAGATACATCTGAATCATTTGGTTTGCCAGCAACGGCTGATCTAATGTTTGCTCTTATTTCAACAGAAGAGCTAGAAGAGCTTAATCAGATCATGGTAAAACAATTGAAGAATCGTTATAATGATCCGACTAAGTACAAACGTTTTGTGATTGGTATTGATCGTGCTAAGATGAAGCTATATGATGTAGAAGAATCAGCACAGGATAATATTATGCAAGACATGGCTATTCCCGATAAACCCATTGCAACGTGGGGAAACAATGAAAATAAAGACACGTTCGCAGATTTTAAAGTCTAGGAGAAAAATATGTTAAAATGGTTTAAAGAACGTAGTGGTGAAAGAACTACTTTAGATGGTGCGTCACTTATGGTAATTTGTGGTTCAGTTATTTTGTTTGGCGGTATTGCAAACTTACTAGCTTGGGCCGGCTTGCTGTATGGAATCTACACCTTTACTCAACCTGAGGACTAATAATAAATGTTTGATGTAAATCTTATATCATACAGTAGACCAGCTGATGGGAGTGAGTTATCCGACGATCTCCTACAGCTGGTAGCATACTGTGCTAGAGTATCAAATCCTAGTAATCAAAACAATGAAGCTACTTCTGAAAAGCTAGTAAAGTATCTTATTAAACATAAGCATTGGTCACCCTTAGAAATGGTGAATGTTTGTTTAGAAATAGAAACTACTCGTGATATTGCTCGACAAATTCTTCGTCATCGTTCATTTACTTTTCAAGAGTTTTCTCAACGATATGCAGATCCTCTTCAAGATCTAGAAATGGTTACTCGAGAAGCAAGACTACAAGATCTTTCTAATCGTCAAAATAGTGTTACTATCGATCAAAATGATCCAGAGCAAAGACGAATTAATGAAGACTTTCGGATGAAACAAAAGACTTTGATTCGTTCGTCTGAGCAGTTATATAATTGGGCTATTGCTAATGGTATTGCAAAAGAGCAAGCAAGAGCTGTATTACCTGAAGGTCTAACCAAGTCACGTATGTATGTAAATGGTACTCTTCGATCATGGTTACACTATATTGATTTACGTTCTAGTAATGGCACTCAACTGGAACATATACATATAGCACAGGCCTGCGCCGAAGCAATATCAAAAATATTTCCAATGGATTCAGTATTATGACAAAAGAAAAGAAAGTTAAAATAGAAGTTGAAAAGTGTTTACTATGGGAAGAAAGTTATTTCCATGTTTCTATACCAGATATTGATAATAAACGTCTTATAGAATTTTATTATGAAACACTGAAAAAAACTCCAGAAGGAGTACGTAATTCGAATATTGGTGGTTATCAAGAGTTTATAGACAGAAGTGAATGTAAAGAATTAGAAAAAGTTTTAAGAAGATTAGAAAGCAGTGCCACCCGTATTTATAATGAAGGTTTTAAGAATGAGCGAAAATTAGTAGTTTCCAATGTATGGTTTAATGGAAATTTAAAGTGTGATTATAACCACGAACATACTCATCCTGGTGCAATATTATCAGGAGTTTATTATATTACTGATAGTACAGAAGAAAACGGCGAAATACATTTTAGTAGACCAAATAGCTGCTCTGTTAATCTCGCTTGGCCTGGAAAGCAAGAGCAAATAGGGGCATCAGCAATCTGCTTTAATGTCGGCCTTAAGGCACCTTGTAAAGCTTCAGAGGCATTACTTTTTGCGCCGTGGATACGACATGGAGTTGGTGTTAATAGAACAGATGATCTTAGACTAGTTTTAGGTTTAAATTTTACATTTGCTGACGAAGACAACGATGAAGATGAGTCTACAAATAACGAAAAGGAATAAGCATATAACAAAATGATCTAAAAAAAATGCAAAAAACAGTGTACACATAGTGATACCTGTGATATAATAGCCATATAAATTAATAAAACAAGTGAAGGTAATTATATTATGAAAAAGTCTATTATTAATGCAATCAACTCTATCAGCTCAACCAAAGAGATGAACGAAGCTATTGAATTATTAAAAGCCAAGCAAAAACAAATTCGTTCTATCGAGTCTGCAGCTGCTAGGTCTACTTTCTCTTCTGGTGATCATGTTGTGATTAACAGTAGAAAATCTGGTCGTTTGACTGGTATCATCGAAAAAGTTAACCGTACTAAAGCGGTTGTTAGTATCGATGCAGTTCTATACACTGTTCCACTTACTATGCTTAATGCAGCTTAATTGGAGATTACATTATGAATTTAACTCTTTTAAAAAATCACTATCATGGAGAAATGAGAGATCGTGCAGCTAAAGGTCTTAGACATATGAACTTCATCGATTGGAAAGATCAGAAAGCGTTACTAGCAATTTACTTTGAAATGAAACAGAAAGAAATCTTGGAGGCTAAATAATGAATGAATTAGAACTTTTAAAAGAAGCGTGGGCTGAGCAGATGTTTGAGGCTCGTGCTAATGGTATCGAGACCGATTCCTTTGAAGATTGGAATCATAAGAGAATGGCTCGTATGGAGTTCTTTGAATCTTTCGAAGCAGAGCGTGAAGCAGCAAAGAAACATGCTGCTCGTATGGCTTGGTTCAATGATTGGAAGAATGCTGAGTCAGATCCTGAATCAATTGCTGAAGCGAGGGTGTCATAATTGAACGCATATGAAATGGTTAAAGATGCTCTTAACGAAATCGTTGCTGAAGATGCAGCGATTGTTAAAGCTCAGCTAGCTGAATACCGTAATTGGATAGATGAGAATGCAACTGATGTTCAAAGACAAGCTTGTGCTAAAGCACTTAATTACGGTTGGAGTTTAGAGTCTGCCAGTAATGAATTTATTAAATTGATAAACGACCAAAGCACTATGAAGATCTTTAGTAATGGTCGTATCCGTCGAACAAAGCCTACTCGAGGAGATGTATAATGAGAACTAAGTCTTATGTATTTACTGCTGATGTTAATTCAGTGTTTGATATGATGCAAATCGAAACGTTACGGTCTTCAATTAAATCCGTTAATGCAATGGCTAAAGAGACTGATCGTATTAATGAGTATCGTTATAACACAGGTTATGATGATATGTTACCTGCAGTAACTCCAAAGTACCGAGTTTCATTAATGCCTCGCGGCCCACGTAGAGCTGCAGCCATTGCTGATGGTGTAAGTAAATATTCCTATGATTCATGTCTACCAATTAGACATGCTGAAACAATTGATGTATATATCCATGAAAGGAGATAGTATGAGTGAAGAAAAGGTTGAAGCACCAGAGTATGTTCGTGAAGAAGATATTTGTCTTTGCGGTGAATTGATTGAAGAATGTAAAGATGCCTATGATCACATGGCCAAAGGATACTAATATGAGTGATATTAAATTGCTATATAATGC